ATCTGCTACTCATGCCATTGGTTCGGGATTACGAACGACTACAAAAGCAGCTGATATTCGAAACGACATTTACATCAATTATGGCAATAACTACAACGCACAAAAAACTGCTACATCAGCGGCTTCAATTGCCCTTTACGGATACAAAGCCGAAACCATTAACTCAAGAATTCATTCAGCGGTAGATGCTCAAGAAGTTGCTGATAAATACATAAGCCTTCGAGCGTTTCCCCAACCTATATTTGACAGCATTACTTTTCCAATCACTAATCCAGAAATTGACAATTCTGATCGAGATAACCTTTTGAACATATTTATGGGCTTACCTTTGAACATTAGAGATCTGCCAGCACAAATTAGTAATGGGGAGTTTTCAGGTTATGTTGAAGGATGGCGTTGGAGCACTCGGTTCAATGAATTATTCTTGACAATAAACATTTCACCGGTCAGCTTTAGCCAAGTGGCTATGAGATGGAATTCTGTGCCAATCGGTGAGCGTTGGAACACTTTAAGCCCAACTTTAACATGGGAATACGCTACAATCGTAGCCTGATAATAGGAGAAAAATGGCAACTACTACAAATTATAGCTGGAGCACTCCAGACGATACCGCATTGGTTAAAGATGGCGCAGCAGCCATCAGATCTTTGGGAACTGCAATTGATACCACAGTTTTTAACAATGCTGGTGCAGCAATTGCTAAAACAATTGTTGATGCTAAAGGTGACATTATTGCAGCCACAGCTGCTGACACAGTTGCACGATTAGCCGTTGGTGCAAATAACACAGTTTTAACAGCAGATTCATCAACTGCAACAGGATTAAAATGGGCTGCGCCTGCAGGCGGTGGGAAAGTGTTGCAAGTTGTTAATTTTACAATAACAACTTCGATATCTAATACAACTACATCATACAATGATAGTGGATTAGAATTAGCAATTACCCCATCATCAGCCACAAGTAAAGTTTTAGTTTTAACCAGTTTGCGTGTAAGTATATCTAGAGCGGTCGATGATATTTATGGTCAATTTCAATTACTAAGAGGTGCAACAAGTTTGCAGGTTCAACAGTATGGCGCAGGAAATTCGGATGGCATTGAAGGAAACATTGCTTATGCTTATTTGGATAGTCCTGCAACTACCAGTTCCACCACTTACAAAATTCAAGGTAAATTAAATACAGCAGCCAATAGTGCCGGCTTATTTTACAATGGAGATGTATCAACAATCACTTTACTAGAAATAGGTGCATAAGATGAACAGAGCGCAAGCAGTATTACAAATGCTTATTCCTAATGGTGGCTACACACAGGTTGGCGATACTTATGAAGGTATTGAATTTGTTGATTGTAAACCAATTACAAAATCGCAATACGAAGCAGGGTTTGATAAAGTAGATGCTTGGCTAGAAGAACGAAAGCAAGCAAAAGTGGCAGCCAAAGCAGCAGCACAGGCTAAACTTGCTGCTCTTGGTTTCACTGTTGAGGATTTGAGAGCACTAGGCTTGTAATGAAGCCTTACCTATCTAAAGCAGCCGTTCAACTTAGGGAACAAATTGATGACTGCTTTCCTGATAGATCTAGAAAATCAGATGGCTGGATTGCTTCGGCGCAGCATCAAATGAGATCTAAGGTTTCGGATCATAACGCCTTGCCATCGGGTGAAGTTTGTGCTATCGATATTACAGCGGATCTGGGTGCAGCCGAAGGCATATCTGCCTACCTAGCGGATCAAATACGCATTGCTGGCAAAACAGATAAGCGGATCAAATATGTAATTCACAATCATCATATTGCCAGCAAACTATTAAACTGGCGTTGGCGTAAATACAAAGGCATCAACCCTCACACCAAACATATTCATGTTTCATTTTATCCAAAACAAACAGGAGAGTTTTTTAACATCCCACTACTAGGAGGCAACGCATGAAACTATCGAATAAACACAAGGCTGCAATTAAGTCTTATTTAAGAGCTGTGGCTGCTTCCGGAATTACTGTTGCACTTGCCATTGCTGGAGATGTAAGACCTGAATACGCTGTTTTGCTTGGTGCATTTGTTGCACCTATTATCAAGTGGTTAGATCCAAAAGAGGGAGCATTTGGAATTGGCAACTTCGAAAAATGACACCGGCAGAATGGGCTGGCTTCGCCGCCGGCATAACCGCCGTATTGGTCGGTTTCTTTACGGGTCTGCGTTATCTTATTAAAGGTTGGCTTTGGACTTTAACTCCAAATGGTGGTGCATCACTTGCTGATCGTTTAGCAAGAATTGAAACACGCCAAGAGGAAATCATAAGAATTCTATCTAAGTAGAGTTAGCCTTATCACATGGCGAACACTCGAAAACCTATCAAACGCAAAAAGATCAATCGTCGTGTCGTTCGCCAAACTCCTGAGCCATTAAACAAAATAGATCAGCATTACATGGCTTTACACGAATGCTACAAAGCAGCTAGAAAAGCAGGATTTACACCTGAGCACGCTTTTTGGTTGATGACTGAACATAAAACATTCCCTGATTGGATTGTGGGCGATGGTGGGATTATCCCATCAATAGATCCAACTGACGATGAGGATGATGATTAAGCGATACTTAGTAATAAGTGATTTGCAAATTCCATACCACCATGAAGCAGCTGTCAAAAATGTCATTAAACTGGCAAGGCGCGAAAAGTTTGACAGCGTTCTATGCGTTGGCGATGAAATCGATTTTCAAACCATTAGCCGTTGGGCTGAGAAAACACCTTTGGCTTATCAGCAGACCCTTGACGCTGATCGTAAAACAACTCAAGATATTCTTTGGGCATTAACCGAAAACGCTAAGGAAGCCCATTTAGTCAGATCAAATCATACGGATCGTCTTTATAACACTTTATTAAAAGTTCCCGGATTGATCTCACTGCCCGAATTGCAATATGCCAAGTTTATGGATTTTGAAAATCTGGGAATTACATTTCATAAATCATTTTACGAATTTGAAAAGGGCTGGGTGTTGGCTCATGGTGATGAAGGTAATGCAAATCCAAATGCCGGAATGACCGCATTGAACTTGAGTCGCAAAACGGGCAAAAGTTGCGTTATTGGGCATACCCACAGGCTTGGCATGAGTGCCTATTCAGAGGGCATAGGAGGCCATTACAGGCCTTTATATGGCATTGAGGTAGGAAACCTCATGAATAAGGCAAAAGCCTCTTATACGCGAACTGTGGCCAATTGGCAGATGGGTATAGCAATCCTTGAATGGAATGGTAAAAACATGACTCCAACCTTAATTCCTATAAACAAAGATGGCAGTTTCACAGCTCTCGGAAAGTCTTATGGGGCGTGAAACAGACTATATCGAACGCACGATTGATGACCATATCGATGAAATTGAGGATATTGGCGTTATATAATCGTTATAAAACACGCCGAAAGTAATTAACCGCCTGTCCTTGCTTTAGGTCATACTTTCTGTATCCACACGAACGCTGTGGGTAAAGGGAGCAACATGACAGTAAAAGACGACATGCTACAACTAGCGTGGATATTTATGGGCTTAGGTATTGGCGCATGGATTATCCATGAAATACGCAATACGGCTTTCCAGAATGGCTACTGGAAGGGTAGGGCTGATGGGTGGAATTCGCACCGCAGATTAACAAACACTAAAGCAAAGTCTGACGAAGTTTTTGATTATGACAAAAACTGAGCAGCTTTTTGATGAAGCCATCACAACTATTCAGTCAAGAGGTGTCGTGTACGGGCATCCTTTTTACAACATGGAGCGAATCTCAAAGCTGGTCAGTTCGTATCTTGAATACCCAGTCATGCCTCATGATATTTGTATCATCAACATCTTGCAGAAAATTAGTCGTTTGCAGGAAAGTCCGGGACATCATGACAGTCTTGTGGATATTGCAGCATACATCGGTATTTACAAAACAGTTTATGATGCCGAAATCGACAATGACTTCAAAAAGGGAGATGATCTTTAATGGCATTTAACCTTGACGATTACACGACAGTACAAGAAAGATCAAATATATTTTGGGAAAGGTATCCGGATGGAGCAATACGAACAGAACTTGTGGAGGCATCGAACACTAGATTCATTGTTGTTTGTAAATTGTACAAAAACGCAAACGACCCGCAACCCTTCGCAATGGGACATGCGCAAGAAGTCATTTCAGATCGCGGTGTCAATCGTGATTTTGCATTGGAGAATGCGGAAACTTCAAGTCGAGGTGTTGCGTTTAAGTGCGCAAATATCGGGACTGAAAAAAACGCT